GTTCTATATGAGAACATTTGGATTTGAGGAGCAATTGTTTCTATTATTCGAGCATTTGCTGAAACATATACTGAATTGACTGCACCACCAGTTACAGCTCCCATTCCTTGTCCCATATTCTTTTCAATTTGGGTAGATGTAGTTATATGTATTTTATTTTTGTCATCAACTAAGATTTTCTTAAATTCTAAGCCATCAGTGTTCAATTCATTGACTTTGCAATCGTTTGGATAAACTACCCATCTGGTTTTGTTCATCAAAGTCATAGATGCAGCTGTTGCCATAGCAGTCGAACCAGTTTCCATAGATATTGCAGCCAAACACAATGCTTGAAGTTGAGGCTCTTGCTCTTGACAAAATTTGGCTCTATCTTCAGATGCGTGAATTGCTCGTCTTTTAGCACAACAATCCACCGTGTCCATTATATGCTTATTGTATTTAAGAGGATCAGACATTTGATCTACTTCTAAAGGACCTGTTTGACTTTCAACTAAAGCTTCAGGGATATTTTGCTTTAATCTATGATCTGGATACATTTGTGATATTTCTCTATCTGCTTCTTTGGCATCTTTATAGTGCTGAAATAAATAATTTGGACTTAATTTTTCTGCTTTTGCGACTTTAACTATTAAATCATACATACCAGATATTGGCGCAAATTTTTTCAAGTATCTAGTCATTGAGTCTACAACCTTACCAGTTTTAAGCAAAGGCAAATCTCCTCTTTTGGAGAAAGAAGTGCAATGCCTATCTGTCATCATTTTCCAAACTGATAAGCCTAGCATATTTTGGGATGAATCAACTGTTTCAATATCTCTTTTAGCTATACGACACAAAGCTATAAAGTACAATACATTCAGAGTAGGTACTTCCGGCGCTGAATCCATCAATTTCTTAAAATCTGCATATCTGTGACCTTTATCTAACATCTTTTTTAGAAATTTTAGTTGGTAAGATAACCAAGAATTTATCGTCTTTGATTCTTTCTTATGCCTTACTGCAGCTCCAGTAATTTTAACCATACAATCAGTAGCATGAGTAGAATCTCGCATATGCCATTGTATCATCTGTGAATAATCCTTTTCCAATGAGCACAACTGAAATGGTAGTCGAAACAACGGAGTAACATTAGTATTAGGTTTATCTTCAATAAATAATTGCATTTTTCTGAGAAGAAAATAATCAGGAAATCTGTGATGTTTACCTATCTTTCCTAGTTGTCCCATTATAAGAGAAGGTAAGTCTCCACTGTCTGATAAATGGCAGCAAGTAAGAAATCTATTCGCACCTGATCTATATGAAGTCATCCAAGTAGAATTAGATAATCCTCCCATAAGCATCATTAAAGATGGTAAGACCATGTTGAATTTAAGTGGTGATAATAGAGGTCTAACTGAAGATACCATTGAGAATATTTTAGCTGGTAAAATAGAAGCATAATGAATATCTTGTCTGCTTACTTTGAAAGTTGGGCCTATGTAGACTTTTTTGTCTTTGTTATAATACCACTTCCCTACAAGCTTTTCTTCCTTTGGTTTAGAATACGAATAATAAACACAATCCCAAGTAAGATTTGACCTTCTATTTCTATACCAGGATATCCCG